CGACTTCACCAATGTCAAACACTCGTCCAGGATTGACGGGATATATCCCAAGTGTGGAGGAGGGGATGGAAGTGGGAGCTGCTCCTCTACCGAAGGGTGCAGTAGTACTGGATCTAGGTGCAATACCAACAAGGGAGAAGAAGTTGTCAGCGATGCGTCGCGGCATCTAGTAGATCCAATCAATAACCCTCCTCACTACAATCAGGGATCTGTTGAGTGTATTGAAGCAATCAAAGCAACATTAACACCTGAAGAATTTCGTGGTTACTGCAAGGGTAATGCAATTAAATATGTATGGCGTGAACGCCTGAAGGGACAAGACGAATCCCTCAAGAAAGCTACGTGGTATCTGGACCGTCTTCAGAATGGCTGAAGATTGTCCTCATCAATTTCCTCGTCATCTTCTTCGTCATCACCACACATAAAAGCTAGTTCTTCTAGTTCCAGTTCTGTGGGGATATCAAATTCAATATTGACGCCCTCTTCTTCCATTATGTCTTTGATAGCTGTGATCTCAATAAGGCGTTGTTGATATAGGTTCAGTAGAGCTTGGTGAAGCTGCTCCCATGTCATTTCTGATGCACGTAACTCAGCTTTGCGCATAGCAAATTTAAACTCTAGGGGGAGTTCTAATTCTTTGGGCTCACATGAGGGGTCCATTAGAGGTTTCATTTTCCGCCTGTATCTATTCTAAAGCTTACACTGTAATTTCACCTTGGTGCAATACCGGCAACTTGAATTCGTTAGCAAATTCAGCAAGGATAACGGCATGAATACCCGACTCTAGACGTTTAATAGCTTTGATTTGATTAGGAGATGAATCAAAAAGCATAAAAGCATTCAGTAAAAGTTGTCCGCTAAACCCACAACCGTTCTTCTGTACCCCTGTTAAGAACAAATCAATTTCATCCCTACGCCTATGGATCAAATTACTAATTACTTGGTAATCTTGATCAAATACCCATCTATACATTTCTTCTGCTGCGGCGTCCCATTTGTTTTCTTCTATTGCATCCAGGATATCGCTGTAAAGAAAAGGCTCCCATCCGATGGAGTGGATAAAAGAAATCAAAGCTTCTTTCATACATTCGTCTAGATCAGGTACTTCTTTCATTAAAAGTTTATTAATTTTCTCTACTTCATGCAGAAGATATTCTTTGGCTTTTTTATAGGTACAAAGTTGCCCTCGTTCTACTGGTTCACCATCAGGGTAGTATTGTGTTCCAAAACCTATCGTGTAGGGTGCCCCACCGGTAGTTGGATCTGGAAACGCCTTTTCATTGTACCCTTCATAATTTATAATGATGTCAATGCCAGTGGGTAAGTCTTGCATGATAAAGGTAGACACATTACACCTATCATACATACAATATTTTAATTTTGTTAGCTTTAGGAATAGTTACCAATTATGGTTACAAGCCCAATAACCAGGAGTTAATTTATCTTTCTTCTCATCACAGTTGTGGCGAGCTTTAAAGTTAGCTCGTCTTTTTTCATCTTTATGCGAAAGGTAATCAGAGTATCCTCTTAGACCAAAACGAACAATTGCTTCCTTGCCATCCTGGCATCCCTTTACCACATACTTGTGCTTGTCACCAGCTGGAGCACGTCTTGGTTTGTTGCATTCCATTGATTCTTTTTTGTAGCGACCAGCGGCACTTGCTGCTTTTTTGTGTTTATCAGACATTATTTTTTAAGTATAGAGGTAAAGTCACCAAGGAAAGATTCAGGGGAAGGAAGGTCTTCTTCTTCGTCATCATCTAATCCTATTTTAAAGTAACTATCTGTTTTTCTTTTGGTTGATTCAGTGGATTTTGGTGTTGCTAATTCAGACACTTTAGACAAAGCTCCCATTGGATCTTCACGTAGACTTTTTGATTCCATAAAACTTAAATCAAGTTCAGGATTTTTTCCTTTGGCTACACTACTTAGTAGCTTTAAATCTTCTCTGCTAGTATCAGGCATATAGTCTGTGTAAAATTCTTTTTCTGTACCTTGATACCCTTTACTTTTAAATACATTATATAACTCTGTTTTTTCTTGTTCTGGTCCTTTGTCTTCTGGTCGTTCAATATAAGATACCCCTAACTCTGCTTGCGTAGGTGTTTTTTCTAGTTCTTGTAAAGTTTTTATGTTTGCTCTTATTTCTTCTGCAGACCCTAGTGTAATACTATTTGTTATGGCTTTTTTAACTTCATCTAAAGAAGCTGTTTCTTTTAAATCATATTGATCTATTAATTTTTTCCAGTTGGCATTGTCTTTTAGTGGATCAATGCCTTTTAATATCGTATCTGCAAATCCTTCTGGCGTAATAAACTCATCAAATACAGTTCCAATTTTTTGTGCTTTTGTATATATAGGACTTTCAAATTTAAGTTTTAATATCGTCCCTGGATCAATAGCGCCGTCAAATGCAGTATTCAATCCAGTTTGATTTGCTTGCGAGCCAATGAGCTGATAGTGTAATTTAGCAAATGTCTCTTTGTTTTTTAAATCTTCTGGGTTATCTATACCATATAAATAAGCATTCTGCGCCCATGTTCCTAGGCTTGGGTTACTTGGATTAATATAAGCATCTGGATTTGTTTTAGCCGACTCCCAATCTGCTGCTACTTTTTCTTTTTGTTTTGTGTATGTTTCTTGTTTTACCAAGGGGGCATTTTTATCTTCTGGATTAAAATAAAATTCTGTGTCAAATTTATAATCAAATTTACTTGCTAGATCAGGCTGTATTGATTTGGCTACACTTTGACCATAATCTTTTATTGTTGTTAAACGATCAGTTGTTTGAAAAGGGTTTTTATCTTCTTTAGACACAGCCATATAATCTTTAAATTCATCCATTGATTTAGAATAATCAAAACGTGGTTTTAAATAATCATCAATAAACTGACGCGCAAAAGAAGCTTCTACTGTTACTTCTTCCGGTATTTTATTTTTTTCTGTGTAAGTTAATTTTAGATCTCTATTTTTAGTTGCATCTAATTCAGCTATTTTGTTTTCAAGTAATTCTCTGTCTTTTTCAAATTTAGTTATATCTATAACCCCTGATTGTAAACTGGTTAATAATTCTGTACCTGAAGCTCCTTGTTTTTTTAAAAATTGTGTAAGTTCTTCATCTGATTTAAACCCTGCTTTTTGGATAAAAGCATCGGTAAATTTTTTATTTTTAGAATCATATATTTTAGTAGCATCAGTTTTTAATGCTGCATTAACAACATCAAGTGTGTTCTCTGTTGATTCAAATTGCTTGTAATCTATTCCATATTTTTCAGTAAGTTTTTCATCAAACCATTTTTGCCAATTGTATCCAACATTACTTTGTAGACCTGTCATTTTTCCTAGTTGTGTTTCCAAATCTTTTGTTATATCTTCTTCTGATTTATTTTGTGCTTTTGCTAAATAACCACCTACTCCAGAATCTCCTAAAATAGAATTAGCGAGCGTTTTATTTAAATCAAGAATTTCAGAAAATCCTTCAAGGTTACGATACAAATCAAATTGAGATTCTTTTAATTTATTTTTGTTTAATTCTGCAATGGTATCTTTTAATACATTTTGTGTAAGTGCTCCATATTTTTTTGTGTTTTCTATTTCTTTTGGTCCTAGTATTCGTGTAATAAATTTTTCATAGTCACTTCCTTCTTTTTGCTTTTCTTCTTCTGTTAAAGCTGCAATATCTGTGATCTGTTGTTTTTCTGCGTCTGTTGGTTTTTCTAAGTAGGCGTTGGTAATAGCAGTGTCTTCTTTGGAGTATCCTCTTATTCCACTAGGTTTACCATGTTGCGTGTAGTGCCACTGGTAATATTCTTGTTCTGTTAGATATCGTCCAGTTATATCAAGGTCTTCTTCTCCTTCTTTATTTGCTTCTTCCCAGGCTTTAACAGCTTCTGGTACTTGTGATTTATAGAAATCAAGATCGATTTCTTTTTTATCCCCTGGTGAAGGAGGCCTTACTCTGGAGTTTGGATCCCAAGGAGATACTTTTTCTGTTGTGTAGAAAGTATTAAAATTACGTTCTAAGTCTTCGCGTGTGTTTTTATCAATCTCACCATTAGTTTCTAATCTTTTTATAAGTTCTTTTTTTTCTTTATAATCTGCACCTGTTGTATTTTTTGTTATCGTTATTATTTTATTATATATTTGTTCTGTTTTATCATTAGCGTTTATTTTAGGTGCATTGTTAGCGCGTTTAGTTTCATTATTTTTTTCTACTGCATTATTAGCGTTTACCATATCATTATATTGTCCTGGCATTATTGGTGGGGCATTTTTTTCTTCTCCATCTATTATGATTTTTTTTGAAGAACTATATCCTGTAAGAACTTTTTTATATTTAATTGTTGGTATGGGAGGAGTTGACGTAGTTGGTTGATTTTTTCCTGTCGTCGAAGGTAAATTACCAGAACCTGTTTTCCCTCCTGTTGGAGTTGAAGGCGTTGTTGATTGATCTAAAACATCTCGATATATAGGTGCGTATGTAGAAAGATCATGGGGCAAAGACTCTTCTTGCTCTAACGCTTCTAGCGTTTTGGTCCATGTTTTAGTTGTTGGATCGTATTTAACACTCATTAACTTGTCTGTTTATAATTCATATAATCACTAGTGTACTGGAAAAGATCAAGAACTTCTTGGTTTGTCCAGTCTTTGATTCGTTGGTATTTTTCATCACTAAAAAAATCTTGTGTCATGTACCATTCTTCCATCTTGGTGCTGCCTTTATGATTATTGCATTGCTGGCAAGAAGGTAAAAGATTATTTCTATTACTAGAGCCAGACCTAAAACGTGGAATAATGTGATCAAGACTTGTTGCAGTAGCCCCACAATAACCACAGCAGTGATCCCAGGATTTGTATATCTCTTCTCGAAAACGTCTTTTAGCAAGCTTCGGGGTTAATTCAACCAGTAGGGCGAGAGGGTCATGCTCTGTTGCGAACATACTCTATAATTGCCATTACCTAATTTTAAGATAGCCCAATCTCTGTGACGAATAGTAAACTTATAAAGCCTTTGTTAAACCCTTGCTATCAGGTGTCCTTTTATGTATTGTAAATATGTACAAGGCCTTTTATTTTATGTGTACACCCACTGGATGGTTGACAACCAATCAAATGGCAGAAACGCTTGAAGTCCCTCGCACAGACCTATTGCGTATGCGAGATGATGGCACATTAAAGCTAGGACGTCACTATGCTGCATTCAAAGGTAAGACATACTCCAGGGGGAGTTACCTATGGAACCGCAGAGCTGTTCAGAAGACTATGAACAAGCAAGAGCAGGTTCTAGTACCTTCGATGCTTTAGAGGGCTTGTAGAAGGCTTTACGCATCTTATAGGCCAAGAGTAGTTCAAACACATTGCATTGAACTTCTTTGCATGCCATTGCTTTATAGATTAGTAACCAAGCATCTTTCCAACAGTCTTCAAGATCTGAAGGCTGTTTTTCTTTTAGTTGAAACAAGAAAACCCACTGCGGGTGCATGGGTCGAATTGGTTTCTTTTTGTTTTGGATGTTGATAGTACCATCTGGGTTCCAGGTAAAACCCCAGAGATGTTCAGCTTTTACACCAAAGGTGGCAAGCATTCCATAGAACCAGGCTAGCTTATAGGTTTTTCTGCTTTGTGCCAGCTGGAAAAAATCGTCAACTATCCTCTGATCTAGAGGAGGGGAAATTACATGGGTCATGGGAGGGGATCATATTTTTACCTGGACTATAGACAGAACCGACCCTGAATACAAGATTTGTCGGCCCTTAAACTTACAAGGTTTTTAACCTTTGTTGTATTATACTACAAAAAGTTAAAGGGAAGGTTTTTCACCTGAGGCTGGTACATATGTACGCCCTGTCTTGTCTATCATGGTGAACCCTGACAAGAATACGATTTGATTAGGAATATTAAATAGCTTTTGCAACATGGGTGCAACAGTTGGTGATTGACAATTATAAGGAGGAACATCCATATAGCTTAAAGAATTCTTGGTTACTTGAAACGTTTCATATCTTTGTTGATTACTTTCTGCTTCTTGTACTAAGGTTTGTTCCCATTCCGCCATTGATTCATACTCAACAGGATAATCGGAAGGCTCAGGAGGAAATACTTTTTCTGCAAACTTAAGTGCATAGACATGTTTGCAATAACGCATCTCATCTAATACAGGTTCCCAGTAATCTCCCAAAGAAGTTATGACGTCTTGAGAAACAGTGTAGTCTTCGTATACAGGTAAACCATCTGGTTTGTTACCAGGGAGAGACGGAGCTTCTATATTACGTTTGTACGTAGCTCCAAAATCTTGATATATACCAGGGTTGTCTCTTGTTGATAAGCGGTTTACTGCTGATGTTGCAATTGAATCAGGTAGTACAAACGATGCGGCAGGCGCTTCTACATTCAAAGATCTGTTTTCTAAAGATGTTACCATTGCATTATTGTTATATACGCCGTCACTTAAAATGTCTTCGTGTCTTCCTGGCTTAACAGAAGCAACACTAGAGTGAGGAAAGTATTTTCTCCTTTTAGTTTTACTTGTATCATTGATTGTTGTCATAAAGGTATATTCTCTGCGTGTAAAGTCTTGACACGTGCAGGCATATCTATTACCTGTCAATAGGAATCGTCCAATAGCAGGAGGTTTTGTCGAGGGGGTTAAGAATTGTTTATCATGTGTGACTTCTACTGACCCTGCCTTCTTTAGTTTTAGGACGCCTGTGTCTTCAATGACATCTACCAAAACAGCCTGTACATAACCATATCTTCTTTGTGTATCTGGATTAATAGAATCAGGTGTGAGCACTTCGCCACTAACAGTGAGGATTCTATCTTCTAGTATTTCACCGTTAGTTGGTTTCAAAGGTGTTGTTATACCAGATACCGTGGCAAATAAAGGAGAAGGTAAAGGATTACCTGAGCTCCAGGTTCCGGCTAATTGTACGTACCAATAAGAAGAATCTTCTGTTACACCTGCGATAGAAAGCCTGGTGCCAGCTGAATCAAGTAAATTATCTGTACGCATATTTCCCCCTCGTCTTAATCCAGTCCAATGCATTCCAAATTCTTTTGTTCGAGTTGGAAAACCTTTAAAAGCACCTGAGACGATGGATGTCGGATTAGAACCGGAGGGAGTTATTGTTCCAGAAGGGAAGGGAATATTATAAATAAATTTGAACTCATATGGGTTGTTATAGATATTAGAAGAATATATTTCATAGCCACGACGCCATCTAGCCCATGCTGATTCTCTGTTTAATACAGTAATTGAACCTGGTACACCACCTTGTGAAAATTCTGTGGTGATCGGTTTTATTTCAAAAGGTTTAAAGTCTTTTGGTCTACCAAAGGATCCAAAACTAGTATTGCCTTTAAGAGGCATTGTTAGAAGAAACCACCTTGTGCATACACATAAGCTCCTGGGGTATACCCACCAATATTAGGTCCATCAGGGAAAACACCTACATATAAACGGTCGCCTCGTTCCAGGTATATTCCTTTATTGCGTAGTGGTGCAGTACTACCTAAACCGTTGGTATTACCAGCAGACATAACAGGAGCAGCCAATTGAGGCATCACATCAGAGCAATCAATCACACCGCTACCATCAGGAACAGTCTTAGCAAATAATATGTGGTAGTCAAAAGATGCGGGGATTGGTACTGTTGTACCACGGGTTTGATAGAAGACAAACGTTACGGCAGGTTGTTGCCCATAGGATACACCTTTATATGTAAAACCTGAGGAGGTGCCACCTGAGTAACGTAGTGTTGTGTTGACGCCTGTTAATGTAGTTGATCCTGTATATGTGTAATAACCAATGCCGCTTTCAACAACGCCTGCACCAGTGAAACTTCCTGTTGTCGTTACATTGATAATTTGACCGCTGGCAATTGAAACTACCGTACCTGATGTGCCTGCACTCAGGGTGTAATCTGCTGGCCTATAGAAATCACTGCGGGCAATTGTGATAGCGTCTACAACAACACCATTGTTCGTGTCATCACTAAGAGCTGCATCTACATCAACAAGGATAGAAGGAACCTGCCCACCTTGTACCTCTAGTGTATTGGAGCCTGCACTACCAACTGTCTGTGTTGTTACACGTACAGTATCAAATAAAGGACGATCAATAAACAGTGGTTGTTTATTTGTGGAAGTAGATGACAAGTTCCTTACCTTAATTCTTCGTATTTAAATTCTAGCTTATTGAACTTTAATATGGTCTAGTTTGATTCAGAAGTTGAGTAAACAGATTGGTATTGTCTTCTTCAGGTTGAATCAAACTAGTTAAAAGTTCTTCTTGTACACCTTGTTTCATAATGTTTTCCAATGTTTCTTTACCAAATAAATTACCTCCTGCAACAAGATTTTCTAATCCCAGAGCAGAAGAAACTTCTTTAGGTTTTACTGGGGGTGCTCCTGCTCCACCAAAGAGCTGTAGCCCTTTATTGTAAACAGTCTTATCTAAAGGATCAAAGTAATAGTTACTTTTCCCTGGGACAGGTACGTAATCAGTGGGTTTTTTGTGCGCATATGCAGCTGTACCACGAAAAGATTGTGCTCCTCTGGAAGCTTCATACGCTTGTTTGACAAGATCTGGATTATTTACAAGGTTTCGTATTCGATTGTATTCGTCTTGTCCACCTAATACTTTTGCGCCAAAAGCAGGATCAGCTAATTGTTGTTTTGAATATTTAAAAACAGCTTCATATTGCCCAGGGGCTTTGATGACGCTACCAATATCTTTACCTCCCCACTGTCCACTTAACATTCTAGAAAGAGCGTTTGCAGCTACAGCAGCAGTGTCCTTTCCACCGTGCCCCCTATATCCTTCTAATCCAGAAAGGACAGTAAGCATATTAACTTCTGGATCTTTAAACCCAAAAAGCTGTTGTACTGTACGTGGTGCCATAAATTCTATTTTTAATGGTGTTTCAGTTAACCCAATTTGACTCAGCCTTGAGACCTGGCGTGAATACGGCTTGAACAGACGTAATTAAACTCACTGTAGCTGCAAGGCGTCTAACAAAATTAGGGCAAAGAATCATCAGTTTATTGCAACAACACTGGTCCCCGTGAATCAAAGATTCTTATCCAGCTGGCTTGGACTTATATGGTTTACAATGCCAAGAATTAAATAATTATTATTTTTTATAGTTTAACATTTCAGCAGGATTAAATATTGGTTCACCATAATCGCGGTATTGGTTTTTATAATAAGCTTGTATTTCTTCTTCTGTCGGTCCAGGGGGAGTAATAGGTGTTGAGGCAGGTTCTCCATAATCACGGTACTGATTAGTATAATAATTATCAATGGCCGGTTGAATAGCCTCATATCCTGACTGACCAGGTTTAACTTTTTGTGCCAAGCCAGGGTTTGCTTGTGCCCACATTTGCATGCCTAAATTAAGGGCCGCTGTTGGATCTGTTTTACTTAAAGATCTATATTGATTTAACATAGGATTCTGTGCTGCTTGTTGCGCAGTACTGGAAAGCTCTGCAGCATAAGCGCGTTCACGAGCTGGAGCGTTATCAAGAGAGCCTTCTGGGGAATACGTCATTGTCCCAAAGAACTTACCGCTTCCTGGAGGAGCATTCCTTCCATAATCACCTGTGTTTATACGCCTATCTACTTCGCCATAAGGTAGATTACCTAGTTTTAAACGATCAATAATATAATTGGATTCATTTGCTATTTTTGATCCACCATATTTTATTTCATTAGCAAGACTGTTTGTGGCAAGGCCAAGTGTCCTTGAGCCATAAGGCAACTCTTGTAGTCCCGATACCACTTGAGGTAATAGCGAAAAGGGGCCTCCTGTAGCATTTCTTACTACATTATATGCGGCTCCTTCAGGGGTAAAAAGCCCTCCTAGACGTGATTGCTGTGTAGCTCCTTTATATCCAGTGTCTACTAAAGCGCCTACAGAGCTTAATCTACCAATTGGTTTATTAAATAATCCTCCAACTCTACCGACTGGATTTAATCCGGATGCTTTTTGAATAAACTTCTCAAATGGATTCATGACACTACCTGTGGTTTACGTGAAGATAAAGATTACTACCTACGGCAGTATCTGCGGGTCCAGGTAATGCTTGAATATATTCAGCACCTGAACGCTCATAACGATATCGAGCTTGGAATGGATCTTTATAATTTGGCACATAAAGAATCATGGCTAGTCGATTTGTTTCATACAAGTATATTTCATCCCATACTTTAAGAGCTTCTTTTGCATTAGAAGATCGAATAGTACGGTCTACGTCTCCAAGAATACTTTCAATCCTAGTAGAAGGAGAACTTGCAACTTCAGTTTTCTTTTCTGCTGTATCACAACGACCAACCTGAATAGTAATCTTATTGTAGAAATAAGAATCAGGTATAGTATTCATTGCTTCTTCCAGACGAGCATAGTCTCCTGCTGGAATAGAAACAGTAAAATAACCTAGATGGTACCTTACTCTACTTTTGTCAAAATCAGATAGCTGCACTTCTTGTTACCATCATTCTTTTATTATAGGTGTAATAAATCAATCTTATGCTTCATACGGATTTTGCATCATGTAATTCATTAAAAAATCTGTGGTTGTGTCTTGTTTAGGGTTTAACATTGATCCAACTAAACTGCTGTATAAACCACGGGAACTATCTTTATCGTTTTTTGCTTGTCCAAATAATTTACTTATTAAAGCCAATGCTGTACCAGCGCCTATTAACTGTTCTTGTTGACGTTGTTCAATTGAAGGTACTGCTGGTTTTGAATTTAAATTTGATGCATATACCTGCGCTTCTGGTCCCAGCTTACTCATATGTCCAAAACCTAATTCATATTTATTATCTCCTGTTCTAAACGTCATTAAGTTACCGTAACCACCTGCTGATGGTACAGGTAAAGCTTTACCATAACCTTGTAAATAAACTGGTGTTCCAGCTGCGCCACCAAAATCGATGCCTTTATGATCAGTCGATGCTCCAGCCGTTGGTGCTGTCCTTTGGCCAAACGGTGAGGTAACCACTAATCCTGTATCTGGATTCCACTCAAAACCACCCGTAGAGGTGCGTCTAACCAAAGGAGTTCTTTTCTCTCCGATCTGAATCCCGGTTAAAGCGCTTTTAATTGTTGATGGATCAATATAAGAACCTGTTTTTAAATCCTTAACGTATTTATGAATATGAGGGCCAGTGGCTGTACCAGTACTGCCAATATTTCCTACAAAGAACCTACCACCTGAGTTTGCCATTTTACTACTTTATTTCAATTCTAAAATGAAGAAGCCCCACCGAAGCAGGGCTTATATCACACGCGTACCAGGTTAGCAGCAAATACAGAGTCCCAATCAACACGTTTGATCTGTTTTAACTGATCTAGATTGCTGAACTTTTCACCAGAAAGACTCATCTGTATGTCTTTAATCTCACGTGCTGTCTTGAGACCAATCCCTTTAATATGGTCAGCAATCATTTGAGCGGTTGCTGAATTAATATTCAAGCGATGATCTGGGGGAAAAGCACGGGGCGCTTCCTTTGCTGCTTTATCTTTTACCTGTAGAGTCTTAACCGTTTTAGTGGCTGACTCATCCGGTTTGATCTCAGTCTTGTATACGGTATAAAGGCGACCGTCCTGATCTTCGACCATGAACCATTCGCCGTTATCCCATTCACTAATAACTTTGACCCGAGCGCCGGTTTTGGTGTGTTGATAAAGCATGGGTACCAGGTGTTCTGGTATTAGTTTACCCTAATTAAGTCGAACTGACGGTCCGATTATTAAGATAAGCTTCCAAATCACTGTAATCAGGGGCGTTATCAGGAACCAGGTAGCAAACTTCCACAAACAGATAACCGGTTAAACCAGCATTTTTGTCTGCTTGTGAGATGTACACACCGCCTGAAACAGCAGTGGCATCACCAGAAGCTTTAGAGTATACCTTAAAGGTTGTAGCAGAAGTGATCTGTTTGTATACAGCGCCACTGTTTACGAAACCTGAACCAGCTGTAACTTGTAGACCTGAGGCAGGTCCAATAAATACAGGAACTGAACCAAAGGCTTGATTACCACCTGCAAAATAAACAGTACCTGCACCTTCACCTGAAACAGTAGAAGATAATACAGCAGCAGCTACTGATTCACCAGAAGCAGCAACTGGACCAGAACTGTCACGACCAAAAGCAATTACGTTACCTGTAGTGTTATACACGCCAGAAGCAACACGATTGTCTCCCCAGCCAGAACCAACGGAGATTGCAGCGCGGTAAACATAGCCTGCTTGGGTGGAGTTGCCACTGATTACCATTCCGGTAATATCAGTACGAGTATCATCTTGCCTGTAAGGAGATGGGATGATAACACTCATGGTTTGACCATAAGTAGCAGAATCACCAGACACCCAGGTTACAGGAACATAACCACGTTGCTGAAAGTAACGATAGCCAGGAATAGCTAGAACAGATGTAGGACCAGCCTTAGACGCATCTGCACTTCCACCAGCGCCAGTGGAATCAAAGTTTTTGTACCAGCCATTAAGAGCTTCTACCCAGTTACCAGGGTAGATCTTTTTGGAAGTCAAATAAGTCATTTATTTCTCCTTGTTGTTTTATTTATTGTATCAAAGAACGCCGTCATCGCTGACGAAGCTGTAAGCAGTGGTAACAAAGTCCTTGTTCAGGATTTCAAAACCAGCATACAGTTGCCAGATAAGAATGATAAAGCGGCTGAAGTCATCATTATTGTTAATGAGAACTTGAGCATTAGGACCGCCTACACCAACGCCTACTGCTTGAGGACCAAAGAAGAAACCTTGGGCTACTTCCTGGGAAGTATAAGCAGGAGCGTCAGTAAAGCTAGCTGTAATATTCTTGGTTGGGAAGTTGGTAGATTCATAGAATTTAACACCTTCAAACTGAACGCCAGTAGGCATTACAGGTTCACCAGCCAGGAAGTAACCTTGGCCCGCTTGAGGACCTTGATAGAAGCTAGCGTTATTAGGCATCATGGGATTGCCAGACATATACATGCCTTGGCCAGGATTACCTGAATAACGTGCGATTTCACGGAAGTCAGCATCACGACGCAAGTGCATCATGAAAGTAGGATCGCAAATACAACGATACAAACCATCAGAGAAGGTAGGTACGTTGCGCTTACGGAGATCCTTAACTACATTCAACAGGTCGGTAGATACGTGGAACTGTTGTGAGTTAGCTGTGTACTGAGCAGTGGTGTAAGAAATACGGCCACTGGAATCCTTAGCAGCGCCAGTTGGGAAATAGTAACCACCTTGTGATGTTGATGCTTCACCATTGGCTTCTGCTTTGGCTAGTTCATCAATAAACACACGATCACGCCAACGACGATAATCATCAAGAAGTGTAAGGGAGCCAATAGACTGGTGGAACATATTCAGATTACCTGTGTCCAGCAACATGCGCTGAGCAGTAATCAGAGTTTCACGAGCAATCTTAAAGGTACTGGGTTGAGTAGGATCAGAAGGATCCGCAGGGCCAGTGTATTCCTTAAGCACCACAAGGACTTTCTCCTTAGTGATGTTACGGCTGTTAGCAGTACCAATGGTTTGATCGGAAATACGTTCGCGGCTATCCTTAGTACCAGGAGTGCCCCAGAATTTGTAGCGATCAAGTTGAACGGTTTGACCAGGCTGACGAGTAAAGTCATGAACCACTACTGGTTCTACGGCCATCTCGCAGATGTAAGCAGGGTGAGGACGGTAAAGTTCTGCACCTAAGATTTTTGGAAAATCGGTATCAATAAACACTTTAGTTTATCCTCCTATATTGCAGGATGTATGGTGAAAAGATTCAGACGTACAACTGTCTTTATCTATGAAAATTTTAGCAGGTATTAATTTAACTATCGTTGATAGTTACTAATACCCGCAGTGCCTGTTGTTTGTTTGTACCGGGCACCTGGTGAATTACTAGATCCGTAAGATTCAGGATCAATACGTTGATCTGTAAATCCTGGTACACCCATAGAGCCAGGGATGGCTCCAAGGGCAACACCTCCTAGACCAGCGAGACCAGCGGCAGCAGGAACAGCGAGACTAGCAGTACCCTTACCAAGGCGCCTTTCTAATTCTTTAGGTGAAAGCTGTAATGGTTCTTCAAGAACCTCCTGAAGAAAAGTAGGAATACCTGGTCTAGTGGCGGCATCTTCTATCCTGCTCCTTATTTCAGGAGAATACTTACCAGCTAACCGACGAGCACCAAGTAAACCAGCAGCTCCGCCAAGGGCGCCACCAACTCCTGCAAGAGCTGCAGATCCTGGATCTTCACCTTGAGAAAGAGCATATCCACCTGTTGCTAAACCAGCGGCTGCAGGGATTCCGTATTTAAGAAGTGGACGCATGGCCTCACTCCATTACAAATAGCTTGTTAGCTACAGTATTAGGTTGAGCTTGGTTAAGAACACGCCAGGCATTCTGGGGATCTCGTGCCATGATTTCATTGAAGCCGCCCCAGAAGTTTTGGGGTTGTTGTGGGCCAGCAGCTTCAGGAGGTGCAGGGAAATTCCCATACCCAGGTACTACTTGCTCTGTGCGATAGCCAGGGGTATTCAAATCTTGCTCACTTTCGTAAACAGGATAAGGACCTTCAGGACCGAAGAACTTCAAAGTGTAGTCACTCAGTACATCAGGATTAGTCAGAATTTCGTTATAAGCGAGATTCTCTTGATGTTCATTTACAGCAAAGTTGGCGTAGCCATGCAGTAAACCGCTGGCTTTAGAGCCCCATGCAACTGCACTATCCAACATGCTTTCCAGTTGGAGAGCATAATTATTTAGGACGGCTGGTGCTTCTACCCCGAACGCGTCGATCACCTGGCGGCTTTCGTTGCTCAGGCCCAGGTAATCCGCTACGTCCGCCAGTGAGGGACTGGAGGAGGTTTGGGAATAGTTGGCTGAGTATTCCTGGTTGGGATACGAGGTCTGCGTCCCCAAGCTGGGCATAGGTTGGCCGTTGTACGTCTGACCGTAATTGGCCGGGGCGTATGTTGGCGTCGGAGCCGAGGGTTGACCCTGGAACGGGGATTGGACTGGTGCGCTCAGCAGACCCACCACCTTGTTGAACGCCGATTCCCATGGGCTGCTCTGGGGTGCCGCCGGTTGGGATTGGGGGGCGTACTGAGTAGGGCTTGATTGGTAGCTGATAGGTGCTTGTGGCACCGCTTGGGGGTAACTGGTACCCACTTGGTAATTGATCGGTCCCTGGTAGCTCTGTCCCGGAGCCTGAGGCGCTGGTACTGCCACGTAGCTGCTTGGTGCTACTGCTGTTGGTACTTGGCTCATCTGTGGGATCGATTGGACGGTAGCGTCCTGCATAACTCATCTCCTTTTGTAATGCTTCTAAGGTGCGATACAGATAAGGTGTAAGGTCAAGACGTGGGTCCGCAGCCATCGGTAAATCTGGTGACTGCGGGTGAGGGGTCTGCATCATGCCCCCCACTAATTTTGCAAAAGCTGAGTAAGCACCTTGCAATTCGTTGACCATCCTGAACGGAAACCCCGATAACATCGCGGCCCGCTCCTCATCCGTTTTTGACGGGAAGAGGTACTTCAGTGCTTCAATACTATCAACACCTAATTCTTGGAGGTTACGTACCACGATAGAATTATTTAAAATATCTTGTGTAGAGTCTTCGTAAACAGGACCTAACCAACGCCAAAGCATGGTCAGATCCCCGTCTGGTATTAGGCCGATGACTCCTGTAGGTATATGTTGAGTCTCTACACATGCCTTCATTATTTGTTTAATCTTTTCTTCAAATCCTTTTAAACCTGCTTCGTATAAATCAATTTCTTCTTTAGCTGCGTTCTCTGTTGGCTCAACTGGCTTCTCAATTCCTGTGGCAGCAGCTAAGGTATCACGGAATAAACGCTCTTCTTGATAAATGATTAACTCTAAACACCTACAAATGCCATATGTATAAATAGCATTTGCTTTTTTCTTAGATGTTGCTGATACACGACCGAATAATGACTTATATTCTGTTGCTGTGATACCAGCGGAGATAGAAAGGTCGTCTACACCCCCTAAAGCTGTCCGTATTTCTTCTCGATACTGACGTGCAAAGTTATTTTGGTCCCCAGTGATAGCATCTGGGACAATATAACCAACACGGTCGTTAGGTTCCAGGTTGGCAATCACCCTAGGCACCCTAATTTGCCCATCCATACCCCTAGAGAGTGGATCAGACTTAAATCTTGACTGACTTAAGGCTCCTAATCCAGTAAAACCGGAGTTTGCTGCAATAGAAGGACGTTGAACTGTAGAATCTGACCCAGATTCCATCAGATCTGTCTTAGGTCTTGATGAGAGAAGGGTTGGATTACCAAAGAACTGTACATTCTTACGCATGGTGCGTACCATTTCGTCATGCGTGACAATATGATTGGCTAATGCGTCAAATTCGCCTACTCCTTCGTTAGAAAAACCCTTAGGACTATTAAATATTTCTACACAAGGAATAAATCCGAGTGTGTTTCGGAATGTTTGAGTACGCCCTGGGACATTATAACTAGGTAAGTCAAAGGACATCTCTCCTTCACTATGTGTTTCTTCAATTACCTTGTCTTTGATTGATAATTTGATATATCGTTTGGCCCCCTGTGGGCCAGTAATAGCAGTACCTGAGATATTGGTGATATTAACGCCATCGCTAAAGCCTGTTCCCTGTCTTACTTTATAGCTATAGATAATAATTACTTCTTCTAGCTCGCCATTAATGCCGTAGTAAGAACGATATTCATGTTGACGGAAAAAGTAAAGTCGGTAATTAGACTCAGTAGGTCTGATATAAAACAAACCTTGTCCATCACACAGGAAATACTCCCAGATTGAATCTAGGCGTGTATCCATCCTGTTGTATTTAAGTACTCTGTCGACAAAATCTTTGCGTTGATTACCAAAATTATCTTGAGAAGGAAAAAATTCTACCCCTTGGCGGATACCAAAGAGTTTCATTTGGGCTACGTGGGACGCAACAATACCTGTGTCAATGTTTACTCCGCCATCTTTCTCAAGATAGGAATCAACAATTTCTTTTAGGCGAGAGTTAGCGTCCACAGATTAGTTATTAGGGTTTGGTTTTGTAAATCTTAGCATCTTTATTAACTTTTTGGGATTTAAAAACGAGTGTTATACATTGCTTCAGCACCAAAGCCACCACCTTGTTGTGGCCCTAATCCTCGCCTACCTTCTCTAAAGTTCACATTTACATCAAGACTTGGAGTGCCATAACCAGCTTTTAATGTATACCCTTGGGGAATCTGAACTCCTTGTTCTGCATATCCAGGGGTAAACATGCCTCCAAAATTAAGGTTTTGATTACGTCCAAGATCAACCTTAGCTCCTGCCCCCACTGATTCTAGTCCTGTAGGCACTGCATTGATATCTAAATACAATGGTTTAGAAGACGTAGGAGATTTCTCTAGCATTTCATTTCTAGCTTGTATTCCTTGTTGAAGAATCGCTGCATTTTGAGCTTCTTTTTGTTGTTTAGCCGCATCATATACCTGTAATGCTTTTAACTGTTCTGGTGAAGGCCCTGTCGGTTGAGGAGGTCCGTATCCTTCAAAGTTTGTCATAGGTATAAATTCTTGAGGGGGCTGCATCATTCCACCTACGTTACCTATGTTTTGTCCTCCTGGAAAAGCTTGTGCAAGAAAAGTATTTTCTTTTGGAACAAAAGATTGACCTTTACGAAGCTGCTCAATTATTTGTTCTTGTTTGTTTCGAGTGTCACGAATACCAGGGGAACCATTGATTCGTGTAGGATCAGGAATTCCCTTTAAAGTTCTATCCACACCTGGAGCAACTATATCAGATAACGACTTTTTACCAAATAACCAATCAGTAAATGCATTAGCTACTTGTGGCTCAGCTTCACTTCCACCAAAAGTCATCGGTAACCTAGGTTGCATTCTTTGTGTATTAAAAAACTCTAAATTTCCAGGTGCTCCAGGTATGTTTGCAAGTCCGCTTACTCTCATTTATCTATTTATTATTGTTTCTATTCTATCAACCTATTCTTCTATTGCTTCATATCCTGTTGGATCATTAAGTTTTGATAAAATTACGCCTTGGCCTTTTAGTTTCCATTCTAAAATATCTCCTTCTGTCCAACCAAGAGCTTCTACTATTTCAGTGGGAAATTCAATAAAATAATCTCCGTTGTTGTCTTCTTGAATTTCAAGGGTGTAATTCATCTGGTTATAGCTTTTCAATTAGTTTATCAAGCTTAATATTAATCTGTTTAAAATTATCTTGCATCTGTTGCATCTCTCTCAAGAAATCTACCTTAAGTACATATTCGATTGGCAGACGGTGGTGCATGGAGTTCAGGTTGGCATCAGTGTTGTCCATTCGTTTTTCCACACGAAGGATACGTTCATGAAAGCGGCCTAACAATTTATTCGTCACCCACCCAACACCAGTGACAGCTGGTACCGAAAAGCCAATAATAATCAGCAAGAGATCGGGTCCCAATGCGTTAGCCTGTTCTTTCTGCTACTATTCTAAGGTCTAGTAATCAAATTGGAGCTTTCCTTTTTTGGCCAATCCATTTACTAGCCATACCAACGCATCCACACAATCATCATGACTACTCACGCCGAAGTTTGTGAGTTCCTCGAAGAGATTAGTGAAGTTCCGAAAACGATTAAAGATTATTTTTCGTTCTTCAAACATGCCTATAATCCCCCTAAACCGCGCCAGCTTGTCTGCACGGAATCCCTTGACGGGATGCCAGATCAAGTTGTTCAGACCTTCGTCATTAAGGCAAATCCTCTTAAAATCGGCTTCGAGAGAAGCTTGGTACTGGACGGCTTCTGACCAGATATCACAAGTAGAGAAGGTTGGGAAGTAGTTCCCATTGTCATCCTTTCCTATGATCGACCAATCATTAAGCAATTCTTTCATTTCATCTAGCTTTTCTAGATTACCCATGGCCCGTATCCTGCGGTAATCAATGATATGAATACGATCATCAATACGTCCACCCAGGACCATTACGGTGTAGTCATTTTTTTCTTTAATTCCAGCAGATAAATCAACCCCTATACCAAGTGTATCAAATTCAGTTGCTATCTCCGCCTTTACTATCAGTTCTGGTGCCAGGGATAGCTCTCCTTGCCTGACAATCTGATTCATGTATTGAAAAGAGAATGCAACAGGTGCTTGTCTTTTCTTTTCTTTTAAGTAGTCCAGTGACCACATTTCAGGCCAATAAGAAATCTCATCTCCTGTTTTAGGATCTGTTTGGATAGCAGACAACACAATTTGTTGCCAGTTATTTTGTTCATTAAAAGTAGTGGCGTGTATATCATCATGTCTGAATCTGGTACCCAAGCATATTGCTCTCCCTCCTTCAAACATAGTTGGTGAGATAACCGCATTCCAGTTATCTTGCATTGCTTTACGTATATCAGGATTAGCTATATCTGTTGCTGATTTTATACAGTCATCAATTAAACATAAATGACTACGTTTAGATGTAACGGAACCTTTTAATCCAGCTGCACAAAGAGTAAACATCTCATCACCGATATTATCAATGCCCGCAAATTTATGATCAATGGACCAATATTCATTACTTGTTACGTTCTTTAATAGACGGACTGCCGGAAATACTTCTTGATATTTACGACTTTCTATAATACGTTTAATTGCTGCTGATTTAGGACGTGCAATTTCAACTGTATAAGAAAGATAAAGAATTTGTAAAGGTAGCTTAGCTGTGGTATGTACACCAATAGCCCATGCAGTAAACAAACCTAAGGTCGTTGACTTTGCCGAATTGTGACTAACAATATAATCTTTGGTTAAGAAGGTATGACAGCTATCGGCTACTTCAATACAACGTACTTTTTCTGTTGTTGATGGGCAAATATTTTTAATGCTGCGGCAAGGAAGATACTTGGTGCAAGGAGAATATCTTTGGGCTTTACGGTGTAAGTGAAAAGGTTTAATACTATCTGGTAATTTGATACCTAAGGTAACTGACGGTGTTGTCGTACGTACGCGCTCTTGACGTTTGTTTAGGTATGTATTCAGTTGTGACGCACGTTGTGTTGCTATCCCTCCAAGGGATTGAACTAGTTCTGTTACATCTCTAACAAGAGCTGTAGATGTTGTACAAAAAGACACCCCTCCTGTAGATGCAACAGTACCATCTGTGTCTAGCAGCCCTTGTAGCAATGCTTCTCGATCAGGTATCGATGCTATCAAATAAGACTTAGGAATAAACTTATCAATTGATGTTTTACCATAGACCCCGAGTGTTTTTAGGATCTCTCGCACAATACTTGGTTTTCCTCCAGCAAGAACCCCTTTAACATGTGAGATATTATATCCATATTTTGCTACTTTTTTAAAACGATAATCTTCTGGTAATCCTAAGGCACAACGTTCAACAATCTCTGGATCTGCACTGCATAAAGAAAGGTTATTAGAACTAAGAGAACCATCACCAAGCAATGCTCCTAATAAATATGGATCAAGAGGAAGTTCTGTTGCTGGATATTCAACTGGTTGTGTGACAGGAATCTGATAACGAGGATAACCTCTACTGTCTAACCAAGGTGTTTCTCCTAGTTCACAAGTTGCAGTAACTCTTTGGGTCAATGCTCCAGGGCGACCATTCCCTTTAATTCCTACTGTTTTTTGTGTACGTATTTCATTAAGCGTCATGCTGCGCCAATCTCCTTTTCCGTCTGTTCCCATTCGTCGCACCTTCCATAGGTGTTGATCGTCACAACGAACAGAAGAACCATCAGTAAAGACGACTTCCCATGTAAGTGATTCTTCGTAATCTGAAATACCTACTACTTCAGTTAATTGCCCGTGTTCAGAAAAGACAATATCACCAACTTGTAGTTCACCTATAGGTACCCATCCATTAGGAGTAGCTACTGGTGTAGATACAGCTAATGGCCCACGGGGACCAAGTAGATCAATATTAGGACCGGCTATATTTTTTAAACAGACACTATTCTCACCTGTTACAAAGTGTCCATGCCAATCTTTGTGATGGGAGGCAGGAGGTTTATTAGCAACATATTCACAAAAGAAACTAAAATCTTCTCTAGCTTTTTTTACTGCTTCTTGGTTATCAGATGGTTTAACTGTGTAGTTTTTTGCAGCCGCCCTTGCGTTGCGTCGATACGCAAGATGTAAATATGAGGGCATGCCAAGAAACTAACTAGATCAAATATAGCCTAAGATTTAGATTTTTGTTCTTTATATTTACGAGCTTTATCTAAAGCAGCCTTACGTTTTTCCTTGTCTGTCATATTAGAACCGTCTTCTTTTTTCGCCTCTTTATTCTTGAATATCTCAAGAACTTCAGGAGGCATTGATTTTTTAGCCATCCTATTAACGCATCTGTCTTTGTGAACGAGCTGCCATTTGAGCACGTTGCATTATTTCCTGGGCATCTTCATCTGTATAGCGAGTAGATCTACCTGGTCCCATGGAGATACCGCCTTTAGCAGGCATATTAAATCCAGCAGTAGGATTAGCTGCTTCTACATTAGATCTGTTTTCAAGACCGCTGTAACGATTATTGGCTTCCATGTCACTATAATCTGGTTCTAAACCAGGGCGAAAATCAGCATTTACTGGGGATCTTTGAGCATTTGTTACTTGCTCTTCTCTTTGTTTACGCATCATGGCTTCCATCATGGCTTGCTTTCCTGCATCAGCAGTTCCGCCTCCCATGCCTGGTGACCCGCTATTGGCTCCCATAACTACCTTACTTACCCTTTAGGGCACGTAAACGATCCATCTTGGCCTTCATGTCCTCTTTCTTATCAACAGGCTTTGCAGCGCCTTTAACGCCAGGCTTACCACCTTTAGGTGGATTAGGTGGAATAGCCTTCTTGCCACCCTTCATTTCTTCTTTCCCTTTAGGGGGTACTTTGCCAGCCATGTTATTCACTTGAGTGATAAATTTATTTTAGTACATTATTCTTCTAATTGCATTCTTGCCCATACACTCATTGCTGCTTCTTTTAAAGGACCTTCTATTGGGTCATCTTTAAATATAAAAGCTAATTCACGTATGGCACGGTCTGCCCCTGCCATCAACAAGCCTTTCCTATCTTTATTAGCAGTAAACTGCTCTACTTGATTGATGGTACCACGGAGCTCTTTTTCCATTGCTGCAATACGTGCTACCCCTGCTTCTCTTTTTACACCCATATTTTCAATATCATCACGCAACAAACGGATATCATCTTTCATGTAGCCAATTTCATCCAGTAGTATCTGCCTGTGGTCAGGTTTCTGATACTTTTCTTTTATCCATTCTTCACATGCAGTAATACTACCTAGGTAACCAAGGAAACGAGCATACAAAAAACACTCAATTGTTGAATAGTTTTCAGCACAAAAAGAACAGAATGACTCATGGGTACCAGGGTCTAAGCCTTCTGCCCACGCATCAAAGACTTCAGTATTTGTAAGCTCCACGGGCCTGGGCAGTATCCCTGGCTTCGTCGCTTTCACTGAACTCTTGTTTTTGTTTAGATCCTGCACGTTCTTCTGTAGCTTGCTTTCCAATAGTTTCTCTTTGTTGTTCACCAGTATCTTTGTACTTTTGTTTAGCAAATTCATAAGCTACACCAGCGGCCTTGCGATATTGCTCAAGACCTTTGTCTGTGAACAACTCATCGTTGTCAAATGCTGCGCCTATATCGTCTGCCATGTTCTTATCAGAAGTTAGCCATCATGCTAGAAAGACCTTGGCTGTAGATATCCCGACGTCCTTCAACAGATTTTTGACGTTGTTGTTTCATCTTAGAACCTTCTAATTTACCAAGAAGGGATTCAAATTGAGTAAGATCTGCCTGAGGACCATATTCTCCTCCTACTAATTCTTTTGTTAAATCACCATATGCCTCTTCATTAATCGTTCCCGCTTCTTTTTCTGCTTTTAATCCAGCTAACCTTTGTGCGTACGTTTTTGGTGTGGCGGTCATTTTTATTATCGTTAACTGAATTAATTATAGCAACTTAATCTTAAAAAGACGTATTAGAGTCTTGTTTAGTTTTTAAAAGTTTTAATAGTTCTTTGAATCTGTTAACATCAAACTCAGTCTGAGGTCGTTCTTCATTCATTTCTTTTGTTTTATTTACTTCTTGTGTAGGTTCTTCCATCATGAGAAGTTAAAAGCTCCTATGGTACTTGCTAATAAACCGTATTGTCCTTGCTGCTTACCTATTTTAAGGTCACCTTCAGTACGCAATTTAGTTAATTCAGTTGATATGTTTCCTTCTAGTGATTTTAATCCTGAATTATATAAAAAACTTTCATAGTTATTTTTAGACTGTTTTGCTCCTTCGATCTCTTCTGCCGATCCTGTGAACACAGGAGCGCCAGGAGCAAGAAAACCTGGGGTAGTAACATTTGTTTTAGAAATTAAATCAGCTGTTAGACCAGGTAAGGCACCTGTTCCAAAATTATATTTATATTTACCTGTCCTGGTACCTGTATCATCTAATACGGGGCCACCATAACGAGCCTCCATCTCAGCTTCAAAGGCACTACTAGGGCGAGCCTTCTTGTATTCTGTTGTTCCTTGTATATCTTGCTCGACGTCACCAGTGGTACGCCCTAAGCTCATCTGTTGCTGGTTTCGTGCCAGCTCCTCTCCTGTTGGCGCACGACCCAAAAGACGTTGATAGGCTGCTGAAATATCTGCTTCTCTACGTTTAGGCGCAAATTCTTGATATGTTTTAGTTATATCTTCTAGTTCGTTTGCTGCTGGAGCAAGTTCATATTTTGTGTAATAATCTTCTACTAATTTCTGAGCTGATTCTTCTCCAATCAGACCACTTGATAAACGTCTTTTAACATTAGCAATATATCCAGGACGACCCGCTTCTCCTGCGGCTTTACGTTCTGCAGCTATGCGATCAATACGATCAAGTTCTTTTTGTTTTTCAGCTCGTGCTTCACTTAGTATTCTTTCTTGTGCATCTCGTGCATCTCTAGCTTCTCTTGCAGACGCTACCGCCTGCTGATTCATCATCATCATCATTGCCATATCATTACCGCCGCCGCCGCCTTTAGATCCTCCGCCTCCCATGATTTAACTCCTATACGTTTGGTAAATTAAACTGACCATATTGAGTCATTGCAGGTAATGCTGCTGCATACCTACCTGCGAATCTTTCCATTCTAGCGTCTTTTTCTTTCCCTTCTCTAAATAAAGGAGTTTGACTTTCTTCTTCTCCTAAGCGATTTTCTTGTCTTGCCATTGCAAATTGCATTGGCATAAATCGCTGTAAGTCTTCTTCTTTACCTCTCCGTTGCCATGCATAATCAATAGGTGCATTATATAGAGATCCACCAAGTTGTCCAAATACATTATTATATTGTGCTACCGCTCTTCCTGCACGTGCATCATTAGCTGATTGCATCGTACCCATAAAATTATATAAAGCTTGTTTTTCCGCTGATTTACGTTGCTCTGCTGCCGCTCTCTGATTAGCTTGTCCTGTAAGAAAAGAACCTCCTATCTGCCCTACGGCAGCTATCCCCATAGATACTGGATCAAACATACTACTTCCTGCTTTTTTTGTATCTGAGCCTAGTTTACTCCAGTCTCCAAAACCAGAGTTGACTAACGATCCACCCCAATCATAAGCCATGATTAACTAAAATATTGTCTATTAGGATATGGTTGAGGAGAAAATACTGGAACATCTTGACGCGGTATAGTTGTTAAACCCCGTTGATATGCTTCTGCTGCTCTTACTGGACTTTGCGCTATGTAAGCAAGCATCTCTGGACTACCCCCAGCTATGCCTGTTTGTATTCCTTTAGATAAAGCGCCTAGCCCTGCATATGCTATTTCTTGTCCAAATTTTTGCTTTGCTAATTCATTAGCTCTTGTTGCTCTTGCATCATCTAAGGCATTTATAATTGGCATTAAAGCCCTAGCTTCTTCTGCTTGACTTGGTCTACTTAGATTTCCTACATATAGCGCCTGTGCTAGATCACTCATTTTTGAAGGATCAAAAGAAGCTTGTCCAGAAGCCCTAGTACCAAACTGTGGTTCGGGTCCAAAAGCAGTGAGTAAATCCTTGGCTCCTACTCCCATAGAAGATCCAGCAAGCCGAAAGTAGTTATTAGCGTTTGCCATGATTAACCAAATTGAATATTAGGTGATTGGCGAACAGCAAATTGCGCATACGGATTAGTGCTTGCAAAAGTACGGGCTAATGCTCCAGCTTCTGCTTGTGCTCCTTTAGCTAGAGCGCCTTGTGTAGCTAACATACCAAGACGTGCATCTATATTTCCTCCTGTATTCATTAAGGCTTGTGTACGCACCATATCTTTATCTTTAGATTGTTGAATAATTGGATCTAGCCGTTTAGAAAGTTGTACTTGTGTTTCCATACTATGTTGAATAATATCTTTCATTCCTGCTCTGTCTGCTGCACTGTATCCTTTATACAAATCAAGTTGTTGACTACCTATAGCTTTTTGACTTTCAAGATATCGTGCTGTTTCATTTAATGGAATATTAGTGCCAGGGATATAAGCAGGGGGTTCAGTTCCTTTTGTCTCTGATTTATTTCCAGTTTGTTGCCCAGTGATTGCATTTTTAATTCCTTCTGCTCCTCTAGCAAAAACTTCTCCTGTTCCGTATGCCCCTACTACAGGTGCTACAACCCTAGCTATCTTTCCGAGTGGTCCAGGTATATTTTTAACCAGTTGTGCCGTTCCAATACCGCCTAATATAGATCCTGGAACAGAGGCAATAGCACCAGTAAGCTGATCTTGTTGAAGTTGATTTCCAAGTGAAAGAAGGCCTGCTCCTAATGCTGCGGTTCCTCCTATGTTTCTAGTATTAAATCCTCGGTTACGAAGGCCTGTTGCTGTATTTGCAACAGTTTCATTATAACCTCGTCCTATTTTTTCTTGTCCTAGAACACTAGCAGCTGCAGCTTCAGGCGAAAGCATGCCTATGTCCCTACTCATCCTATTAGCTAAATAAGTCTGTGCAAATTGTTCTGGAGATACAAGAGCCATTTATTGTTCAGTCATTTATTTATATATTTAAATTCTATCAGATATTATCTTGTTGTTGATACTCTGAAAGCTTAGGTAATTTTTGTCTATTAGCTGCTGCTATTGTTTCATTCACTGCATGTCCCATAGCAACACCCACTGCTGATCCTATTACACCTCCCATAACACTGCGTCCTGCAATTTTGGCTGTACGCGGAGCAGTTTTAGCACCTATGATTGCTCCTGCTGTGCCTGCAGTAAATCCACCTACCATAGGAATAGAAGCAGGAAAACCTAATAAACGGGCTTCAGGAACACCTTGTAAATTTTCTGTGGTTCCTTTAACAATACCAAGATTAAGAAAACCTTTATCATTATAAAGATAATTTAAATAATTGCCATATCGTTCAGGTGTGAGATCAGGAATATCTTGTTTTGCTGTTTCATATTTAAGAGGGCGTCCTGTTCTACCCAGGAAAAAACGTTCAAATAATTCTTGTGCTGGCTGAGTTGATTCACGACGATCTTCTGCACCTTCTTCTGCATAAGCTTGAGAGTAACCTTTTGGTCTAAATTGCTGCTCTGGATTAGTAATGTCATATGTACCAGCGGCAGCAATCGCTGGTAACCCTACACCTAACCCAATAAGAGATCTTGTTACTGGACTTTGAGGCATCCCTGCTTTGTCTAAAACCAGATCCGATACACGTTGAGCAATAGCCAACGGATGATTGTAACGCCACCAATATGTACGTGTTCCATCATTTGCTGCATCTACAATTACACGAGAGGTGTAAGCACCAAGAAACTCCATTGGTGTTTCACGTGCTGTTATTCCTTCTGCTGTTAATTTTTTTTTAAACTCAGGAGACAAAACACTTTGCCCATAATATCCTGGAGCACGACCACCCTGAGTTCCACCTATTCCCGCCATGTTGGCTTGAACCCGTGAGCCTACTTGATATCCCTTTCGCCCTGCTGCTCCTAAATCTTTTAATTGTGAAATAAGTCCCATGATTAATATTGCAGTTGTTTCATTTGTTCTGCTAAATAAGCTTGATGTTCAGGAAGTAGCTCAATACCTGGAACAGGTAAAGACGTAACTCTTTCTGGTAATCCTTGTAACTGAAACCTTGTTCCTTGTGCAATAGATTGTGTTGCACCATTATTTAAAGTTTGAAACTGTAATCCTTGATGATATAACTGTTGTTCTTGTGAAAGCACAGTAGGTGTTACTTGTGGAAGTAAACGTCCTCCTGTTACCATATCGACAGCTACAGGCGATAACAAGGAAGCGCCTAGATTAACACCTTGTTCTATAGCAGATGGTGCCATGTAAGGTTTACTTACAAGCCTGCCAGTTGAATCTTTTACCTGTAAAGTTCCTTTTGTACCGGGAGCAAATTTTCTTGCTGCCATTACCAATGGTAAGTTTGTAAGAAAATCACCTGCACCATAGGCAACACCAGCTACTGGACCTCCAGCAACCAGTCCTAATAATCCTGATATACCAGATTGGATACCTACGTCTTTTGCCACTTCTCTTCCCAATCCACCTTTACTAAAATACTTACCTGCTAATTTTGCTATTCCACCTAACATTTCATTTATCCTGCATTATCTTTATTTTATACGAACTATTTCTGATTAGGTCCCATAGGAAGCTTATTTTCTTCTTGTGTAGTTTTGCTTCCTTCTTGCTGTTCTTTACGTATTTGTGGACTTGTTTGTTTTGATGGTAATAATTCAGCAACACTCATTTTTCCTTCTGCTTCATCTTCTGCTCGTTGTTCGGCTATATCCATCAAGAAACCTCTTGGATCAGGATTAGACATTGTAGGCATTGGATTTTTAGCTCGTTTAGCAGGATTTAAAGTAGGACTAAGTTTATATGCATCTATCCAAAGAGGTTGATAATCTGGTTGATCTTGTGGACGTTGTTTAGTAAGCGCACGACCTTCTTGAAAATCATAATCTTCTCTACGTTTAAACCTGCCCAATCCTTTAAATAATTCATAGTTGCTATTGACTTCTTTGTTATTATCAAAGAAAGGTGAATTAGAAATAAAGTTAAGATCTGAGTTTAAAGTAAGTTGTTTTGTTTTGACACGATTTAATAAATCTTCTTCTGTAAAACGAGACGGTGTCCATGGCGCTCTGTTGCTACTTGCTTTTGTACGAAACAAATCATCAAAAGAAAGTTTCTTATGATCATAATTACCCCTGTTAAAAGGGTTGGTGATATAACGACCTAGATCAAGGCGGGCATCCTTTGACATCAGCTAGCCTTTTCCTTCTTACGGTTATTTAACTTTACCAAAGTTTTACGCAGGTTGGCTTGCTTAACAGTCTTTTCATCATACTTGTCTGGTTCAGCAAGAACATTCTCTTGCAGTTGAGAAGAAGTAATGCCTTTTCGTTTAGCTTTTGCTGTAAAGGTACCTTCTTTGATCTCAGCTTTTTGAATCCATTTTTTGGACTTTTCTTTTTTTTCTTTTGTCATAATTAAATACCTATACCTAATTGCTTAAGAATCATTTGTGGATCCCGTCCTTCAATCTTAGCTCTACGTAATGCCTCACTTGCTATTAAACTTTTATTTGCTTTTTCACGTCGATCTATTTCTCTAGTAATAGCACGAGATCCTGATGAACTTGACTTTTCTAGTGCTCGCTGAAGACCCTCATTTGAAACATCCGAAAAAGGCGTTTGCTCTCGTCTTAAAAGCCAACCAGGTACATTACTAGGTTTTTGACTTGCTTTTTCAGAATACTCTCCTGTAGCTTTACTTACTGCACCAGGGACATATCTAGGCTCTATTCCATACAATCCTATACCAGCGCTTCCTCCTTTAGTTGTTTCAATAGGAGTTTGGTTTAAAAAAGAATATTGGATTTCTTGTTTGGAAAGTTGCTCTGCAGGAACATCAGCAGATAATGCACTAGATACACGTTGTCTACCTGGTATATCAGCAGCTAATTCATCAGGAGCTCCGGGAACTAAAACATCGGGTGTTCCAAAAAGTTGTCGCCTTTCTTGTTTAGGTAATGCTTCATGATAAAGCGGAGATGCGCCACGTATTGCGCCTCCCATTGCTGTTGTAGTAATTTCTGCTAATGGACCAACATTCAATACTGATCGTAATGTCTTTGGTGCAAGAGCTTCTTCTGGACCTATTTCTTCAACAACATCAACTGCTCTGCGTATAGCAGACGGTAATGAAATATCAATTTTATTTAAATCTTGCAAGTTTCTAAAATTAACAGTTCCTGGTTCTGCTCCTGGTATTGATTTGGTTGCAAAAGATTGTGCAAGGGCACGTTCAAATCTTTCTGTCCCTGGACGTAAACCACTGGCTTCAACTGCTTGCCTTCTATTGATCATTTCTTGTTTTGCTAAATCTACAAATTCTTGAGAAGACACACTACGACGTAATGTTGGCTCTTCTTGTTCCATGCTGATACGATATTGCTCCTCTGCCATCCCCTCCAGTACGTCTATTTGACTAGTATCTAAATCTTCATCTTGTTGTAAACGATGTTTTATTCTACCTGTTATTTGATCTTCTCCTGATTCAATAGCAGCTTGTTGCTGTGCAGAAATCACAGGCAATTGAGATTGTTGTATTGAGGTAAGATCTGGTGCTTTTGCTCCAGTTGTTTCAATATACGTTAAATTAAATGGTTTAGGTTCAATAGCACTTTCTACTTCAGTTAATGCTCCAATTTTTGCATCTGCTTCTTCTCGTAATTCATCTAAATAATTTTTAGTAAATGATTTTGGTTCTACTACAACTTTGGACGGTTGTACTACAGGAAGATCTGCTTTTCCTACTGTCGTGACTGGTTGAGCTGTTCTTGTTGCAAGATCTATATTACTTTGAGCTGTAGCTCGAGGAGCAGATTTTCTAAATAAACGAGATAAACCTAGCCCACCAGCGGCAAGACCTAATCCTGTTGCAACAACACCAGCAATATTGCCATAATCAGGACCTTGTTCAGGTATTTTAAGTTGATTACGCCTAAATTCAAGTACCTCAGGTACCATCTGCGCCCTTTCTTCTGGATCTTCTGGTACAGGTACACCAGTTGCACGACTATAGGCGTAGAAATCAGTCGGAGAAAGGGCCATTTAGGTTTATTAGCTTTATTTTTGTTCTGTAAATATTCTAATGTTGATAATCTAGGTTATAGTAAAATAATAAAACAAGTTTAAACATAAATGAACCAAGAAGCCAGGCTAGCAAGAATCAAAGGATTGCAAAGTATTAAGAAAAAGGCTTTAAACCTTGCTAGTACTGGTGCAGATGCATTTGAAATACGTGATTTTGTAACAGAAGCTAAAAAAGGACTTGCTTATACAATACCAGAGGAAGATCAATTTAGAAAATCTAAGACTCTTGCATTAGAATACAAGAGACAACAGGCAACAGATCCTATTGTTGACTAGATTTAAGTAAAAGTTGAATCACCGGGCTTAAAAACCCGGATTTTTTGTGTGTATTTTTGGGCTAAGTAGGGATTTTACATACTAAAAACACTATAAAAGGGTCTAATTAGGGTAAAAATTTCGTTACTGTTCTCCACATACCCACAGCAAACATAATGTGGGGAGAAAAAAAAGAAGTACGTGGTAGTTCGTAAAGATAGGGGGCTGCGCATCCTTATAACGCAGGTATTCCATTGCAATTGTTGTTATGCAACTGAGTAAAGCAGAAGAGAAGGTTGTCGATTTCGACAGCCGTTGTCAACAGGTAGCAATGTATCTGTGGCAAGGCAAGAGTGTAAGTATCACGGAGCACCAGCTCCAGTGGTATGAGGTGAGCCCGCACCAGATGATCAGTGAGTTACTTGAATTAGTACAAAGTTTAGAGTGCGAAGAGGCCTGGGAAGCAGGCCTTGAGCGTCGGTTTACTGTGTACTGTACCAAGCGGAGCGGAGTATATGTATTTAAGGCGAAGGTAATTAGCTAGGCGCCGATATCTAGTATAACCTAATCTTCTTAATGTTTTCTTAACGTTTGTAGATTAGGTCGTGCTAGAATCGCATGCTTTCGTTCTCAAACGAATGTTGGGCCGTCAAGCTGGACGTTAACCGTAGCAAATACACTGATCCGTATAAGCGGGTGGCTAGGTGCAAACCCTAGCCCAGTCATTACCCTTAGCGGAGATGGGTACCGCACAGCACCAACTCAATGACAATCACCTACGAGCAACTGTTTAAGTTCATGGGTACA